AATCTTGCAGATGGCATCCATATTTGCATCAAAGTCAGCAACCTTTTCTTCTGACTTTGATAAGGTATAAGTTCCACCAGCTTCAGCAAAGGCTTGCTTGGCTCTTTCCAAATATTCACGAGACCAGTGAAGGCGTGTATCTTCACTCGGATGCATAATAGGTTTTACGCCATAGTAGGGGCTTTCCATTGTATTTTTAAGACGACCTATTTCTTGCTTAAGCCCACGTATAACGGTCATAATCTGTTCTTTAGTTTTTCCTTTAAGATACTCTTCAAAATATCCTTCCGGGCTAATCATCATATTAGGCCGCCTCCTTTACTCATTTCCTGTCTTTATTTTATTGCCATCGGGCAGAATGAAAGTCTGCTCAAACTTAACATTCATCACATCTGCTATGGCCTTAAGTTCTTCTAATGTAATAGTCTCACGCTTTAGCTTCTTCCCGAAGTTCTGTGGGGACTGGCCTAACCGCCTAGCCAATTCGGAAACGCTCATATTCATTTGTTCACAAAGCTGTCGTATCATGTCCGAAGTTTTCATTATAATTCCTCCAAACCTCAATAGAAACATTGTAAACCATTTGGTTTCAATTTACAATATTTACACATTAATTGTTTTATAAACAACGAAACCCGCAACTCTGACACAAGAGCTGCGGGTGATTTAGCTTTGCTTATTTATCATCTATTTGTATTTCGATACCTGATTTAAATTCTATTTCAAATCTATTATCGTGTACTATGACCTTTTCAATAAGCCGCCTTACCAGTAGCTCATCATATTCCTCCAGCTCGTAAGACTGCTCATTTAGGAAGTCTGTCATCTCAGTGATTCGTTGCCTTTTTCCTTCACGCTCTGCATTCTCCACAAGTGCGTTTTGCTTCAATTCCCTGAGACGGTATATCTCATCTGCTACATCATCGTAGTCATTCTTTGACTTTGCTTGTTTAAGAAGCTCCTTCTGCAATTCTTCCAATTTGCTATCAATATCATCGGAAACATTATCATTTCCCTCATTAAGTACTGTTGCTATGTTTTTCAGCAGTACCTGGAGGAATGGTTCTTTGTTGGCTAATAGCTTATTAATAGCTTTTACAACCGCTGCCTGTAATGTTTCCTCATTTACGGTAGGGGAGGTACAGTCAGACCCCTTTTCCTCCAACCGGCTGACACACCGCCAGACAATAGACTTGTAACCCCGGTTATTCCAGTGTACCCGGCGGTAAATATCGCCGCATTGTCCGCAGTAAACAATGCTAGATAAAGCATACTTGCTGCTATAAACTCTCTTTTTACTGCTCTTGCCGCTTCGGATGTTTGTTCTTCGAACCATCTCTTCTTGAACCTGCATAAAAAGGTCACGTGGTATGATAGGCTCATGGCTGTTTTCTACATAATACTGGGGAACAATGCCGTTATTCTTGACCCGCTTTTTGGAAAGGAAATCCACAGTATAGGTTTTTTGCAAGAGGGCATCTCCGATGTATTTTTCATTCTGCAGTATCTTCTTTAGTGTTTCTGGTCTCCATTTTGCTTTACCTGCCGCTGTTAGAATACCATCCTCCTCCAACCCTCTTGCTATCTGCAAAAGGCTCGCTCCCTCAAGGTATTCTCTGTAAATTCTTTTTACAATTTCTGCACCCTCTGGGTCAATCACCAGATGCTTGTTTTCATCCTTGGTATATCCCAAGAAACGATTGTGATTCACTTGGATTTCACCTTGCTGATACCGATACTGGATACCCAGCTTGACATTCTGGCTTAAGGACTGGCTCTCCTGTTGGGCAAGAGATGCCATAATGGTCAGCATGATTTCACCCTTGGAATCCATTGTGTTGATATTCTCTTTCTCGAAGAATACAGCGATGTTCTTATCCTTTAGTTGACGGATGTATTTAAGGCAGTCCAAAGTGTTCCTTGCAAATCGGCTGATGGACTTTGTAATGATCATATCAATATTCCCTGCCATGCACTCTTCGATCATACGATTAAACTCTTCACGCTTTTTTGTATTGGTACCCGTGATGCCATCATCGGTTATCGCATCATAATTGATACAATGTAACGATAACACTTGAACTCCCTTAACGACGCACCCGCACATGGTGCAAAAAATGCACACCCCTATTAACGATACCGTGTGCAACGTTACGGGGTAAGATAGAAGGAGCATTCACAGTTTTTGCGTGAATCAATTCCGTGCTGTAGAGGTCTTGCTCTCATAACAAAAAGCACCCGGCCGCAGCCGAGTGCCATCATAATCCGTATTCCGTTATGCCTGCACCTCAGTACCGTCCCGGAAAGTGACCGTGATTTCCTTGTTCCTGCCGACCGTGACGTACTCGACCATGCAGCCCCAAAGACCGCTGTCAAATTCGAGAAGGACACCATCCTGTGATTTCAGCATTTTGATAAAGTCTGACATCCGTTCATCCTGCGCTTTCTTCGCGGAAATGACAGCCACTACCTCATCGTACCGCGCCTTTGCCGCTTCGTACCGCTGAACCAGCCCGTCGTAGCGTTTCTGGTACTCGTCCTGGTCCTGCGCCACACGGGCATTCTCCGCCACGATGTTCTGCGTCATTTCCACAAGCACCGACATCTCGTCCTCCAGCTTGCGTTTTTCTACCTGCAGGGTATCGGTTGAGCAGAGCGTTCTGCGGATGGTTTCCGCATTCGCAATAATCTCTTTTCTCTCCGTCACCAGCTGGTTGTATGCCGATATAAATGCCGTTTTGACCTTGTCCTCTGTGACGTGGGAAGTCTGACATTTCCCGTCCTTGTACTTGCGGTTGCATCGGTAAATGATTTTGCGGTAGCGGTCCGTGGAATGCCAGACCTTCGCGCCGTACCAGCCGCCGCAGTCGGCACATTTTATCTTGTTGGAGAAAATGCTCACGCCGCTGTACCGTTCGCCGACGCTCATCCGCCTGGCAATCTCCGACTGTACCATATCAAAAACTTTCGGACTGATGATTGCCTCATGATTGCCCTCTACATAAAACTGCGGAACCTCGCCCTCGTTCCTTTTCAGCTTTTTCTGCAGAAAATCCACGGTGTAGGTCTTTTGCAAAAGGGCGTCGCCTTTGTATTTCTCGTTTGAAAGAATTCGCCGTACCGTCTGCCGGTTCCACACATCCTTGCCTCCGGGCGTTTTAATGCCGCGGTTCGTCAGTTCCGCCGCGATGGAATGCGGCGTCATGCCCTCCAGGAACAGTTTGAAAATCAGCCGGACGATTTTTGCCTGCTCCGGGTTGACTACAATTTTTCCCGTTTCCTTATCCTTCTCCAGACCAAGGAAGCGGCTGTAGGCAAAGCTGACCTTTCCGTCCGCCATGCGCTTTCTTTGTCCCCAGGTGACGTTCTCGGAAATGGAACGGCTCTCTTCCTGGGCAAGGCTCGACATAATGGTGATGAGCAGCTCGCCCTTGGAATCCAGCGTCCATATATTTTCCTTTTCAAAATAAATCTCGATGCCCTCGTCCTTCAGTTTCCGCACCGTGGTAAGGCTGTCCACGGTGTTTCGGGCAAAGCGGCTCACGCTCTTGGTCACTATGAGGTCAATTTTCCCGGCAAGTGCATCGGCTATCATCGTCTTAAAGCCTTCGCGTTTTTTGGTGTTCGTTGCGCTGATTCCTTCGTCCGTGTAGATGGAAACAAATTCCCAGTCGTCACGGCTTTTAATATAGTGGGTGTAATAATCCACCTGTGCTTCATAGCTGCTCTGCTGGTCCTCATGGTCCGTGCTGACACGGGCGTAAGCGGCAACCCTGCGCTTTTTCTTGCTGGACAGGGGCGCAGCCGTGTACCTGCTTTTGGTGGCAGGAATGGTTATTACGTTCTTCGCCATTTTGCTGTCCTCCCTCCGAAAAAGCGGTATGCAAGGCTGCCGTCCGCAAGGACGGTGATGCCTTCTATTTGATCGGTGAATGTCCGCTCGTCAAACTCGTCCAACCCAAGTATATGCGCAGAAATCTGCCGCAGCTGAAAATCGGTGTAATTGACGCTGTCACAGGGCAATACTTTGTTCCGCTTGCCGATACAGTACCAGTACACCCACCTGTTCGCCGAATTAACCCGGTGATAGGTTTTTCCGCACTTGGCGCATCGGATTTTTCCTTGAAACGCATCGGTCAATGTCACTGTGTGCCTTTTATCGTTCAGATGGAGGTTCTTCCGCGTTTTTGTTTCGCCGCCGACAAAGCGAAACTCCACATCGCCGTTCTCCAAAACAACAATGTCCTTTACCCGGCTCTCGAAAACCTCCTCGTCAAAAGCATCCAGTTCCAGGATTTCAGCACAGATGTTTTTGAGTTCTTCCTCACTGAAGTTAACGCTGGAGCAGGTTGTGCCGGCCTCTTTTTTGCTTCGGCAAATCCAATGCACATAGGTCCTGCCTTTGACGATCCCTTTCTTCCGGGCATAATTCGCTCCGCAAATACTGCAGTGGATTTTTGCGGTGAAGCAGTAGGTGGGATTGATAAGGGAATCTCTGCGTTTCATTTCCACCTTAACTTTGGCGTAAGTTTCACGGTCAATGATTGCTTCATGACAGTCGGTCATGTAATACTGCGGCAGTTCCCCGTGATTTTTCACCTTGTTTTTTTGAATCGGGTCGGCTATGTAGCATTTCTGCCGTTTCATATCCCCAGCATAAACCTCATTGAAAATAAGCTGCCGTACCGAGGCTTCTTGAAAGGTGTATCCGCGAATTGTGCGGATTCCCGCCCTGTTCATCCTACCGGCAATGTCCCGCAGGGTGACGCCGTCAAGATACATTTGAAACATCCAACGCACTGATTCAGCTTCTTCTGGGACGATGAGATATTTTTTCTGCTCCTCGTCGTATCGGTAACCGAGGATACGCTTGTTCGCAACGCCAATCTCGCCGGACTGGAACCGTTTGCGGATGCCCCATTTGCTGTTTTCGGATATGCTGCGGCTTTCCTCTTGGGCAAAAGAGGCAAGAAGCGAAAGCATCAGTTCGCCGTCCTCCGAAAAGGAATGGATTTTCTCCTTTTCAAACCGCACTTCCACGCCGATGAATTTGAGATGGCGGACGGTTTC